AATATTAAAATTATTAGTATCTTCTGCTATATAACTACCATCAGATTGTAATACATATTTTTGTACAGAAACCATTTCAGAATATTGATAATCAATAGCTGTTACAGTTGGTGTAATATTATAATTCCAATTAAATAAATTTGAATTTTGAAAAGTATTTAATCCAAATGGGTCATTTCCAATGTAATTATTATAATAATTATCATATTGTTGCATTGGTTCAACTGAAGCCGGAACATATGTTTTTGTTATAGAAACTACATAATGTTCATTAGCTCTATATCCATTTTTAACTACTTCGTATTTTTTAGAACCATTAAATGTAGTTGATGGCGAATACGATATGGTAGTATTTACACCATATCCTTTTGAACTTCCATTTTCTAAAAATTCTACTTCACCACCATCTTCTACTATTAAATTTACTCTAATAGAATTATTTATAATTTCATTTGAATATGTTGGTGGTACATATATTGGATTGGGTGCAACAGGTGGTGTATATCCGCCACCTCCTCCGCCTCCTCCATACAATGGGAACGCATCATAATTACCCTCCCCATTATATGAGTTTAATGTGGGCTCTCCTCCAAAAATACTTTCTAATGCTTTTACCACTCTTTATTGTTTAGTATAAATATCCTATTGTATATTTTCTCTTTGATTCATATCTCTTTCAAAAACTTGCTCTCTACCATAGCCTCCATCTCTTTCAAAGTAATCGGAACTACCTCCTCCTCCACCGCCACCATATGATGGTGTTGGTATTATATCTTCTATTGGTGTTGGTTGTGGTTCTAATGGTGGTTCAATTATTTTTATTGGTTGAACTTCAATGGGTTCAAAATCAATTGGGAGTGGTTTAATTACTTCAATGGGTTCAAAATCAATTGGTGTAACTATTTTTATTGGCGTTTCGATTGGAAGAATTTTAATAATAGGAGTTGGTGTTATTTGTATGGGAGTTTCTTTTACGGATACACCTTTAACATCTAATTTAATATTTTGTGGATTATAAACATTTCTAACTTTACTATCATTTATTACTATATTACCAACTAAATCTTTTATTTCTTTTTTAAGTTCGGTAATTTCAAATTCTTTTGGCAATACTTTTATATTGATACTTCTTCTATTTAAAGTTTTTGTATTATAATCTATACAATTTCTTAAAATATTTTGAATTTCTAATTTTAATTTACTAAACTCATACTGCTCACAATCTTCAAATCTGATTATAGAAGGCTTTCCATAGTTTGATTCTGAAATAATATATTCTTTATTTGTCAACCAATATGCTACGCTTGTTTTAAAATCTAAAAATATTCTTTTTTTGAAAGCACTAAAATTAGATAATCCAAAATCTTTACGCAAAATAGATTCAAAATCTTTACCAAACCGATTAACCATTAATGATGTTATTGATTCTAAATAAGTTACTTCAAATGAATCTAATGAATCTAATATATTTTTTTTATAATATTTAAAATCCTTATTTAAATTATTTATATTGGTAAATTCTTTATTAGTTATATTATTAATATTACTATTTTTTGTTTTTAACGGTAATATTCTAATTTCAGTTCTTGATGGTGATATTTCGTGTACCCACACTTTTGTTAATTCATTATCACTACCTACTTTATTTCTAACAAAGTTAACGTTAACTTTTAGAATTCCATTTGTAAACCCTAAATCATTTAGTAACTTTTCAATATCAATTGCCAATTCTTTTTGTCCACCTTTATTTGTAAGGCTATACATATAGTTTTTAATATCGCCAGTTTTAATATAAGCAACATTATTTCCACTTTTTTGAGGTAATAAGTTATTATTAATATCATAAACAGAAACTTCCATTACATCATACTTACAATCGCCAAAATCGGTATCTTCTATTTGATTTTGACTTACAATAAATAAATCTTCAGTTTGCAAAAATTGTCCTGCATTTTCTGAATTATTATTTATATTATCTATATTTGTATATTTTTTAATACTCATAATATGTTAGTATGAATCTGGGTGATATTTACCAAAGCCGGTGGTGTATTCTTTTGATTTGGCAGTTCCATCAGAACGTGTTATCGTTACTTTTAATGAACCATCATTATAAACGGCTGAATGTGTTTTACCATTAAACCATCCACCTTTTTTACGAGAATCTAAATCTCCAACTGCATCAAAATTTAATGTAAATTCCATATCTTTTTGTCCACCTGCTTCTATATTAAAACTCTTTGTTGGTATTTTATAGAATTCTCTATCTTTTGGATTTTTATTTGTAATTGATACAGATATCGGTTGTTTATCGTTATTAGTTATTGATAATGTACTTCCATTTTTCCATTGCTGTGCACCCGTTGCGCTAAATCTAGCAAATAAATCTTGTGCATTTGAATCTCCTTTTGGTCCTAACTTAACAATGGCTACATCATTTATAACATCAGCGCCGGCTGCCATAGCTTGTGCTTGCGTACCTTGTACAATTGCTTGTTGATTTTGTACTGCTCCTAATTGGGATTGTAATCCTTCTATAATTGAATTCAATGAATCAATTTGCTTAATCAATGCCTGTATTTGTGCTTTAAAACCGGTATTTTGGGATTGTAATGATGCTCTAAGAATACTTTCTTCTACTGATTTTTGTAATGAGTTTTGTATTTGTAAAGCAAAATCATCAATGGTTTGTACTAATGTATTTAGTTGATTAACTAATGCATCGTTTGTTTGTTCAATTGCCAATCTATTATTTATTTCAGATTGTACTTGTGATTCTAAATCTGATATAGTTGAGTTTAAATTAGATACTTCTACATTTAAATCAGCCACTTGTTTTCTTAAATCTTCATTTTGAAGTACTTCTTCATCATATAATGGTTTAGGAACTAAATTTAAATTTTTAGTAGGAATATCTGGTCTAAGTTCTCTAACATTTACATCAATAGCTTTTAATAATTCAATTTCATCATATTTTGGCTTAACTAATTCTTTAAATACTAAAGATGATGCAATATTATTTTCATTAACTACCGTAACACCATATTCGTTTTTAGCAATAGCTTGAGAGCCAGAGATAGATAGTATTGATTCTAAATCTGATTTTCTTTTTTCATCTAATTTTTGTGCAATTGCCTCTAATGCTGTCATTTTATTCTATTTCAAAAATTAATTTATCATCTATAATAGTAGATATACCACTTTCGATAATTTTAATTTTTAATTCATAAGTTCTATTAATCGGTAATGAGTTTAAACTCATATTAAAATAATTTGATGTAGAATCACAACTTATTTGTGTATATTGACCAAATGGATATATTACCTCTCCTGTTTTGTAATCTTCTAATTGATAATATGATGAACCGGATGGTAAATATTTATTTTGGTCATATGCAAATGAGCCTGTTCCAAATGTTTTCAATGGATACATATCTCTACCCTTAACTCTTACCTTAATGGTTTCGTTTGCTGGATATGTTGATTTTAAATTAGTTAAAACTACTTTATATCCTTCTTGTGCTGAACCTGTTACTGATGTTAAACTTCCTGTTACGAATAAACTATCATCCCAAACCAATTCTAATTTAGGTTCGTATATTGTATTTGTTTCCTTTGAAAAGAATTTTAATACACCATAGTCCGTTGTATCGGTATATAATGATGCTGATGTGTGGTGGTGTAATATAAATCCGTTATTTGGTAATGTATTTGACCCACTAATCCATAGTTTAACTAAATTGGTTACATCCATTCTAATATCATCTGGTTCATTATTAAAAGATTGAGATGCCATAGATGCTGTATACCAAGTTCCTCCACCACCATTTAAAATTGAACCGGTATCAGAACCACTTACATATGAATTTGGTGTTACAACATAGTCCATCCATTTATCAATTCCATTTTTATAGTACCAACTAACCCCATTTGATGTTATATTATCAAATTTAGTGCCAGTTCCCATATTCCAACTTTGAGAAACTGCATTTGCATACAAAGTATATTCTAAAGGTATTTCTTCTGAGTTTGCTGATTTTAAATTTAAGTATGTTTTATAATTAAATACATATTCTCCGTTTAAAATATCCAATGCCAACGATGCTGACTCTAAATTATATGAAGCGGACACTACCAAAGATTGTGTTACATAATTACTCCAAGATGATGATGCATCATTTGCACTTATATATAAACTGGCCGATTGTAAATTATTACTATTATAATTTTGTAATCTATTGTTCAATATAGTTAATTCACTCTTTTGATTATATAATGAAGATGATTGTATTATATATGAATAATACGATGATGATATTTGATTATATGATGATGATAATTCTAAATCAACAATTGAAGATGTTATAGATGAACTAAAAAGTGCAGCATATGATGCCGATATAGTTAGATATCCAATTTCATTTACATATGTTAAATTTGATTCTAAATTATATACCGATTCAGATGCGTTTGTATATACATCTACTAAATTACTATAAGATTCGGAATAATTTGATAATGCAGATAGTGATTGGGATATTGTTTTATATGATGATGACCAATATAATGATGATGATACTGCCGTATACCATGAAGATGATATCGTAGAAACCGATGCACTATTTGAATTTAATAAACTATTCAACGATGCAGATTCTTCCAAAACAACTTCGGAAACCTGTGTGATTGGAAATTTAATTAAAGTTCTAGCTATATCCATAGTAGAACCATAATAAAGTTTACCTACTTCTAATATCTCATCTCTACCTGCGTTTTGTTCAGGTTGTTGAAGATATATACTTGCGTCAAATGATGATGTGAATAATTTATGCATATTATAGAGCTCTTCCTTTTATGTCTTTATTAGGATATTTTACTTCGAAGATACAAGGGTCTAAAGAAGGGTAGACAATCTTTCCTTTAGTTGCTTCATCTATATTGTATCTATTTGGTGAATAATTACCATCACCACCACATAGGTTTGAAATCTTTACAGATGGTACACTCATTACTCCATCTACATTTGCTAATATTAATTCTATTTCTGAAATGTTAATTGGTTTATTGAATGTCCAACTATCTATATTAAAATAATCTTGTATTTGTGATAAACAATTGGTAACTACTTCTCTTTTATTGTAATTGGAATAACATATAACTTCAAAATCTAATCCTATATTTACAATAAATCCATCTATAAGATTAACTGCATCAGTCATCATTCGGTATTCTCCTAAATAGGTTTTAAGATTTTGCTTAATAGCCTGATTTAATTGTGTTAATTTCTTATTAACATCATACCCCAATACATACATATTAATTGCAAATGGATTATTAACTTCAGCTATTGCTGTTTTCTTTTGTGTTAGGTATTTTACTAATTCGGTTTGTATTTCTAACTTAGTTTTACCCTGTAATTCTTCTACTATACCCACAAATTCTGCAATATTATTTGGAGATGCTAAAATAGATGCAGGAGAATTATTATCAATTTCACCATCTGCACTAACATATACTTTTGCAACACTACCATATCTTTCAGACATTGATAATGCTCTTACCATATAATCTTGTTTAGTTACTGCTCTATTTTGAGAACCAAACATTGCTAATGCGTTTTGTCTAATTTCTTCTATTGATTCTGCGCCCCTTCCTCCAACTGCTGCTTCTAAATTTTCAACTGCAATTGTTCCCTTTATTGTGTTATAAAGATTACGTGCTTCATCGGTACTAAATGATAACAAATCTTCTTCAAATTCAATTTTACGAATTGAAACTAAATCACCTTGATTTATATTGGATGCGACTCCGCCACCAACTAAATATTTTACAGTTAAACTGGTATTAGTTGGAACTATACCAAATGTGTTTGTTTTTAAAAAATTAGATGGGTCAATTCCTTGATTTAATCTGTTTATAGAGTTTGCTAACCCCAATCCTACATTTTTAGGATTTGGTAATATTTGCTCATCCGGCATTGAAACATCGCCACTACCAAATTGTAATGAAATAGTATTATCTGAATTAACTTTTGTAGAAAATCTATATGGTACTTTTTGTACTTCTAAAATATATGGAACTGAAACTGAATTATTTAAATCTCCACCATTTACTTCAGTATTGGGTTGTTCTACAAATACACTTTCTTGTCCTAAATATGGAACTTCATACCACTTTGTACCATTAATAGATGTTACATTTGTTATTTGTATAATATTTGTATCATCTAAATTTGTAACAGGATATTCCTCATATGCACCAAATGAAATAGTAGTTTCCACTTCTCTTCCAGAAATTGCTTTTGCTTTTTTACTAATTAAATATTGTAATGGTACACCATTCGTATCCCTCTCATATACATCAATTTCTCTATCCGTTTCATTTGCAAAATCAACTCCGTCTGTTGTTATAAATGTTATAGAACTATTCGTTGATGATTCTATTTCCATACCATCTTTTATTTTAAGATAATATGTTGAATCTGGCTCATAGTTGGGTGCTCCTTTTGCGGGAACTAATTGATATAATGTTACAGTTGTAATAGCAGGAGATGTAACTTTTGGTTTATATCCCATAGATTGTGCCAATGCTAAAACGTTCTTACGTTCGGTAGCATGTGCTAACATTGATTCTTTTAATTGAGTATCTTGATAGAACGCAAGTACATCTCCCAAAGCTGCGGCCTGTTCAATAAATACCATACCAGGAGATGCTTCATTAAAATCCGAATATACATTTGGAAAATACGTTTTGGTATAGTCAATAAGATTTTTTTTGAAAGAATCGAAATCCTTCCCTAAATAATTTAAAGTTCTTTTATTTCCAAAAGTTTTTTTAATAGGATTTATTGCCATTATTAATTATTTACAGTTATTTGTACTGATTCTGAAAGATTTGGATTTGAAACTAATGAAAATTTAATATCCAAAGCTATTCTATTATTATCTATATCATTTTCATCGTAATCAAATACGATAGTATCTATATTTAAATATGATAACCAAATAGATACTGCTTCAATGATTGAATTTTCTATATATGTTTCTATTACATTCCCATCTAATGGTTCAAATAATGCTTTCCATACATCACATCCATAATTGGGTTGCATTAATCTTTCTCCCTTTTTAGTTAGTATTAAATTGATTAAATTATCTTTAGCTTGAGATAGAGTAGTATAATTTACCGCAAAGACACCATTTGAATCGGAACTTCTATTTATTCCAATTCCTAATACCTTATAATTATTATCAACTAAATCGGTTACATTTACTTTACCAAGCTCTATTGCCATTATTTAAATCTCTTTACTAATTCTGAATAATCTCTTGTTAATGCCTTTATGGTAGCATCTTGTAGTCCATCGCCCGTTGATTCGAAGTTTGGAGTATTAGATGGTATATCCATATCTCTATAATCCAACGTTTCCCACTCACTCTCATCAACCCTTAATTCGGGCTTAATCATATCTAATACACTTCCAACCGATTGTGCGCCTTCCTTACGTTGCTCTGATGTAAATGGTTGTGTCATATTAAGAATCTCATTTATCATTGGGTCTTTTGTAAATTCCTTTTTGATTTGAGGTCTTTGTTGTTGTACAATTGGTTGTTGTTTTTTAACATTCGGAGTTGTACTTTCCGAAACCTCTCTTAATGTAGGAGATGTAGTTTTTCTTTGGGAGTTTAATGTAACCGCACCAGATTTAATTAACTTAGCTAATTCTTCTTTAACTTGTTGTTTTACTTCGTTTTTAACAACCTCCTTAATTAAACCTACTAATAATTTTGAATCCATAGTAATTTGTGTATGTTTATAATAAATATTGAAAGAATAAATTTAATACAATTGTATTATCCAATGATTTTATACCCAGTCCAATTTAGTATAGCCGGTGCTGGTGGAGCGGGTGGTGGATATTGTGCCATAACCGACATTATACCACTAACACCCATTAAATGCGTTTTAGCCACATTAATAAATGGATTAATCATTATATTAGTCTGAAATGAAAACTTTATAGTTGGTGGTATAAAAAATATATTTGGAATATTGGGTATTTTATCTTTAATCAAATCATAAGCCATTGCCAGTAATTCTTCTTTGGTTGGGATAGCATCTTCTATCATTTTCTTCAATTCTTCCTTTGTTGGTATTTTTGGAATACTAATACCAGGTAGTGATATATCCGGCACCAAGCCATTAATAGTATCCTTTATATATTTTTTAATTTGAGCAGGAGTTGGTTTTGGTGATGGAATACTATTTGATAATGCTACCGCCGTTTGTATAGCTGATTGAATTGGTGCAAGTATTGCTTCTTCAATGGCAGCCATTAATTGTTTTTTTATTTCTTCAACGGCTACATCTAATAATTTATTTTTAGCTTTTTCTATAATTTCTTTTTTCTTTGGAAATTCTGGAAATGGGAATTTAATTGCTTTCTTTAATTGAGAACCAATAGATGGCTTTTTCTTCTTAGCTGTTTTTAATTTTTGAAATATATCTTTAGCTGCTTTTACGATGGGATGGTTTGATATTTTAATATCCAATGGTTCGTTTTTTAATATCTTTTGAAGTGTTTCGTAAACATTTAATTCACCAAATGGTGGTATATTAATTGTTGCCGATTTCAATGCATCCTCTAATGCTTTAAGAGCTTCTACTTCAGCTTTATTTTTAGCAGCAGATGCGATTAACATTATTGGATTAGGTCCAATATTCATAATTGCGCCGGGTGCAGGTGGCGTTGAAGGCCACCCTCCTGGTTTTAATAGTGGATTTGGAATTGGAGCCATTTCTGCTCCCATCCAATATGCATCAAATGCAGATGGATATATTTCTTGTAATATGTTAAAATTTTCACCATCCGAATCTTGTCCTTTTTTAAGTGCCCGTTTAATAACATCAGCCATTCCACTAACGTTACCATTCATAACAGGAACTCCATATATCATATCACCACCTCGTTTTATACATCTATCATATTCAGTTGCGTAGAAATCGGCAAATGAATCCATATCCTTTGAAAATTGGAAGGATACCATAGATTTTAAAACGTTTATTCTGAATAGTGTCCAAGACATTATGATTTACTTAAATAGTTTTTAGCAGATAATAGCGTATTTAGTTTTCCTTTTATAGCTTCAAAAGCGGCTACGTTAGTAGGGCCTAATGCGGTTGGTCCAACCGGAGTTGCATATATTTGTTTAGTTATTTCATCAATTAACTCTTCCATTATTTTAACCAATTCACCCCCTAACACCATTTTCTGAACAGCTGCGCCAGCGGCGCCTTCGCCATTATTTTTACCTAAATATATGTTACCATTTTCTGAATTTAAAAATATTTGGTTTGAGCCGGCGGAATGTATTGTTACACTCTTATTGGTATGTAAATAAATATCCTTTTCAGCATCTACCGAATATTGTCCATCGGTTATTACACCAGTATTTCCCTTACCAAATATAATAAATTCCTTAGCTTTTGCAGATAGTATTATTCTATCTGAATTTACAAATAGTTGGTCTCCACTTAAATCTTTAGAATTTGGATAATCTTTAAATCCTTTTTTTTCTTTTTTAACTTCTTCTTTAAATGGAACTTTAACTTTATTTGAAGTTATATAAATTGATGTGCCATCTTTATTAATATCTTCTTCTATTAACTCACCAATTTTTTTAGAATCTAATTCTGGGTTTTGTTTATTACGAATGAATATGCCAGGAGATGAAGTTTTACCATCTTCTGTTAAATGAAATTCACTAAAACGAATAGTATTACCAACTCTACCACTTATGATAGTATCGCCTTGCTTTGGTTTTAAGAATTTAATTTTTTCATTTACTTTATAATCAGATTTACTATTGTCTGTATTGGTTGTATTTGTTGCTCCTCCTGAATCTTTAGTTTCTCTAAGATTCTTACCACCTTCAGTAGAAGATTGTGGTTTAGTATTATCCGTAGGTTTTAATTGTGTATATGTAACGTAATCTCTTCTATAATTCGAATATGGTGTTACTGAATATGGTAACCAAAATACATTAGATTTATCTATTTCTAATACCACCACAGTTTCTCCTTTAATTGGCATTGTGAAATTATTCTTATCAAATGGATAAGCATAATATTCGGTAGTCATATCTGGATATATAAAAGTTATAGCTCCATACATTCTAGCATCTTTATCCGAAAAATCTTTATTTTTATTATAAACAGATACAAAATCAGCATCTTCGCCGGTTTCATTGGGATTAAATTCAACATCTACCGGAAATACTTTATCTACTGTTACTAAAAATGATTTTATATTATCCATTAAATTTTAGATTTAATTTCATCCAATTCTATTTGAATATCAACCAATTTTTCTTCGTTCTTTTTATCAATTTCATTGACTGTATCTTCTAAATCATTCAATAATTGACTCTTTTCACTTTCACTCAACCAACCATCTTCACCGATGCCTTTAGCTTCGGCTGATGCTAATCTTTGTGCAATTGTTGCAAGTTTAATTAGGTGGTCATCGTTTTTAACGGATGTATCAATTAAATCTCTTATAATTGGAGCAAGTACAGTTGCTTCTCCTACATTTTTAATCAACTTACGAAGAGATTCAATCATCTCTGAAATATTCTTCTTCTTACTTTGTTGATTATCGTATATATCTTTGAATAGTGATGATAAATTTTTACCATCAAATAATTTAAATTCTGCGCTCATATTGTTCGTTTATGTACTAATAATTATTTACTTATTAAATAATTACCCAATACTAAATAATCCATATCACAATTAAGGAATGTCCAAATTGCTTTTTGTGGGTCATTTGTCATTGTATGCCCTCTTAGGTTAAAAGAAGTATTTAATAATATAGGAGTACCACTTATCTTTTCAAATTCCTTTAATAAATTATAATATAGTGGGTTTGATTCTTGTCTTACAGTTTGAATTCTAGCTGAACCATCTATATGTGTTACCGATGGTATTGATTTATAATCAGTAACTTTAACCACTTGATTCATATACGGAACTTCTGATTCGGATATAAAGTATTTTTCATAATCTTCGATTGTTACCGATGGAGCAAATGGTCTAAACATTTCTCTCTTTTTAACAACCTTATTAATTCTATCTCTAACATCTGGTAAATGTGGATTAGCTAATATAGAACGATTACCCAATGCTCTTGCACCAAATTCAGTTCTACCTTGAAACCAACCAACTATATTACCATCATTAATTAATTTTGCAACTTCTTCACACAACATATTACTTACTTCGTAATACATCGCATTTAATCTATTATCTTTATTTCTATTTTTTAGAATGATATCAGTTATTTCTTTATTATTCCATTGGGGTCCTAAATATGGAGATTGGTTATCACCTCCTATTACTTTGGGGTTATCTAATATATTATGCCAATGATATAAACAAGCTCCAATTGCAGAACCGGCATCAGATGGTGCAAATGGTATCCATAAATCGTTAACTGATGTATGTTTTTGTATTTTACCATTGGCCGTTCCATTATAAGCAGAGCCGCCTCCTAATACTAAATTAGCCGTATCAGCTTGTTGCATACAATTATTTACAAAAAAGTAAAAACAACTCTCATACCATTTTTGTAAAGCTGCTGCTAAATCCATATGATGTTGTTCTATATTTGATTCGGG